CCTTTTAATGTTAAATCTGCTTCATAATCTATTTTTGTGTAATTATTATCTATTTTACTAAATTTAATTGTATCTATGGCTTTAACATTAGGACCGTCTCCCTTTAATGTTACTAAATATGGTCTCTTGTAGGCAACTATATTATATGTCATTTCACTTTTTTTTCCATTGAATATTGTGGTCAATGCAAATGTTTTATCTTTAATACACTCTGATTTCAATACTCCTGGGTCCCATTTTACAGCGTTTGAAAAATCAGCCATGAAATCATATACATCTTCTATATTTCCTTTAACAACAACGCTTTCTCTAATAATTCCAGGTTTAACTAATGGCATATAATATTCATTCAAAAAGTTTTTATATATTTAAAAAAAACAATGTTTCTTTATAAGTTTTGTAAAAATTATCGGAGCGTTTATTTGCCATTTTTTCAAACCCTAATTGGGTGTACAAATGTATTGCTATAGGATTATTAGTTGATAGTTCTATTTTTTTCGAGTCATAATTATTTTTTATAAAATCGATGATTTTTTTAAAAGCCATTTTCCCTATACCCTGATTTTGAAATTTCTTGTCTATCATAAAGCGATTAATATACATTGCGTTATTGTATTTATAAAAATACACTAATCCTACCAGTATTTTATTATGATACACGGCTCTTAATGTATTTTCACTACGATTATCAAATAAAGATTCTAATATTGTTTTAGCATTATTTGCTACAAATTTTCCATTTTCTCCAGCATCTAATTCTATAACTTCCCAATAATTTGATTTTGTTATTGGTTTTAATGTTATTCTCATATTTAATATAGTGAATTAAAAAAATTTGTATTTGATTAAACAACAAAGCACGAAAACACTTGACAATACCAACACAGAAAGATACTATTTTTCTCTCGTGTTTGGGTTGTTTGATGAAAAATCACGAGAACTTCTACAATAAAAGAAATGAACATATTTACAAGTCATTTGTTTGAAAAATTAAAAATATTTTTTTATTGAAAAAGAAATAAAAATAGCGTTATATCGCTTAATTGGAGTATGCAAGACCTCCCATACCACTCATGACACGAAGGACGTTGTAGTTGACAGCGTATACATTTCTTACATCATCAGCACTTCCAACAAGTTGAGCATTGTCAATTCTGGAGAAATTGCATGTTCCAGATGGTTGATGTTCTTCTGGTTTAAGTGCGAATGAGTATACAGCAATACCTGTAGTGTGTGCATTTCCAACACCACCAGCATCTACTGGATTAGTTCCAAGATTAACTGGTGTACCTGTGTGGTGTTCATATACTTGAACTTGTGTGAAATATGATGTTGGACGAGCTTCCATACGGTCATGACCATTAAGTTTAATTTTAAATGTTGTACTTGTCATATCAGTAAATACACCTGTACCAGTATTGTAAGCTCCAGTCCAGATAAGTTCCTTTACTGGGTGGTTAAAGTTGATGTCTTGGGTTGCACCAGTGTTAGATTGATGTTGAACTTGTTCAATGAGGTATTCGTGTGATACTTGTGCGAAACGACGACGTTCATCAGTATCAAGATATACGTAATCCGCCCATAATTTAGCTGAACCAGCTACTAATGTTAAGGTACCAGTAGCGGAACCATTAAAGGTTGTAACGACTTTAACTTCGTGGTATTGAAGGGCAATAAGTGGTAAATAGCAACCTGGATTGCGGCAAAACCAGAAACGAAGTGGAACATAAATATTTGAAGCATCTTCGCCAGCTCCATTTGAAACACCACCAGCTTTTGCCATATTTTGAAACTTAGTACCTGTATTGTCTTCTATATCTTCGCATAACATACCAGCACTATTTGGTTCAGTCAATTGAGAATGAACTTCCATCCAGTGTCCATATTGTTTATCGACTTCTTGGCCTCCAATTTCTACTTTAACTTCATCAAGAATTAAATGCCCTGGGTTAAGAGCATTTCCTTCACCTTGTAATCCATATTCCCAATACATACGTCCTAAAAGATCACCATTTCTTGAGATGGTAGCAGTGTTGCGACCTCCAGCAGATGTGGAACCAGATACGGTTTGTTCAATGGCTTCCATTGAGAAGTTAGTGTGGCGTCTGTAGACAACCTTGAAGAATGTGATTTGTGGATTTCCTGTAAGATAGATATCTTGAGCTCCGTAAGCGACTAATTGCATTAAACCTCCTCCCATTTTATATATTATACAAAGAAAATAATTTTGCGAAAATCAATTAATTAATTACTTAATTAATTTATTACTTAATAAAAATAAAAAACTCTTAATAAAATATCAAAAAACTCTTAATAAAATTCTTAATTGGAGTATGCAAGACCTCCCATACCACTCATGACACGAAGGACGTTGTAGTTGACAGCGTATACTTCAAGGTCTTGGTTATCACCTGTAACAAGTTGAGCGTTGTCAATTCTGGAGAAATTGCATGTTCCAGATGGTTGATGTTCTTCTGGTTTAAGTGCGAATGAGTATACAGCTATTCCTGTTGTGGTGGCTTTACCAGTACCTTCAGTATTAGCTGTGGTTTCCATATCAACTGGTGTTCCTGTATGTGATTCGTAAACTTGGACTTTTGAATAATAATTTAATGGGCGTGCTTCCATGCGGTCATGTCCATTAAGTTTAAGTTTGTATGTTCCAGTTTCCAATTGGTCAAAAACACCGGTTGTTCCCGTGTAATTACCAGTCCAGATAAGTTCTTTTACTGGATGATTGAAGTTAATATCGTGGGTAGTACCAGAACTAAATGATTGATGTTGAACTTGTTCAATGAGGTATTCGTGGGATACTTGTGCGAATCTACGACGTTCATCAGTATCGAGGTATACATAGTCTGCCCATAATTTGGGAGATGCGATTGTTACATTTGTAGGTGAAGCAAATGTTGTTACAACTTTTACTTCGTGGTATTGAAGGGCGATGAGTGGTAAATAGCATCCTGGGTTGCGACAGAACCAGAAACGGAGTGGGACAAAACATACTGCATTGTCATCATCAGTGGCGCAAGTAACACCTCCTGCACCAGCCATATTTTGGAATTTAGTACCGTTGTTATCACCAAGAGAACCAATCATACCAGCATCATTAGGTTCTGTTAATTGTGCATGAACTTCCATCCAGTGTCCATATTGTTTATCAACTTCTTGACCACCGACTTCAACTTTAATTTCATTAATTATAGTGTGTCCAGGATTGAGAACAATATCATTAGTTCCTGCTGTTAAAGTGTATTGCCAGTACATACGTCCTAAAAGGTCACCATTTCTTGAGATGGTGGCAGTGTTACGTCCACCAGCAGAAGTAGTTCCTGATACGGTTTGTTCAATGGCTTCCATTGAGAAGTTAGTGTGGCGTCTGTATACGACCTTGAAGAATGTGATTTGTGGATTTCCTGTAAGATAGATATCTTGAGCACCATAAGCGACTAATTGCATTAAACCTCCTCCCATTTTATATATTATACAAAGAAAAAAATTAATTCATATTATGTTTTTTCTTGAATATTTCTAAATAACTATTTAATTCATATAAAGCCGCTTGTACTTCATACTTATTATTGTCTAATTCCATAGCATTCTCTAAAGTAACCCTATAAAAATGAATTAAATTCCGACCTGTATTCTCACACATTGTTTCTGTTATTTTCGCCTGTGCCAAGATTTCCTCTGGAGATTTTTCTGAATCTAATTGTTTTTGTAGAGTGCTTATACAGCTACTACAACTTGTATCACCATTAAACAAATCTATTCTTAAATATTTTACTATTCCAGAAAACATCCTATAAAATATCTTAAAGAAGAAATTATTAGGTAGTTATAATAAATAGTAATAAAAATGGAATATAATCAAATATTAATTGGTTCAAGTATGATTTTCTTTGGTAGTTCAATTATGAAAACTCTTATTAATGCGTCTAAACATCACGTTCCTGATAAGTGCGTTCATATGAATTTATTCTTAGGTTCCACGTGTTTGATTATTAATGGAACTATGTATATTTATCAAAGTATTTAAACATTTTAATTATATTTTTTTCTATAGTATGTCTATTTGTATTTTCGCAAGTGAATTGGCCATTATAACTGGTCATAATAAATACCAAAATTTGAATGAATATATATTGAAATTGTGGCAAAAAACATTTCCGTATGATTATCAAGAACATCTGGATTTATATAGCAATAAAAACAATGTTGAAATAGTTCAACAAACTCCTGAAGAAAAATTACTAGAGTTATCTAAGAAACACAACGTAAATATAAATGAATGTCTTAATTCTAAAGATACAAAGACACTCCAAACTACACAAAATAGTATACTTAAACAATTAAAAGAAAAGGACCCGAAAATAGATTTAACTGCGTTGAAAAAATGTGTGCAACAAGTTACTAACACAAATTTTGGCACTAAAAATGAAAAGAATTCCCTGAATAAATATAATACTAAAACTCAAAAAAAAATAGCAACTACAAATAAATTCTTCAAAAAAGAAATATTTACTACTAAGAAATATAAATGGTTAATTGGTGGTAAAATTGATGGTCTAGATGAAGATGAAGACACAATAATAGAGTTTAAAAATCGTGTAAATCGCCTATTCTATAAACTTCGCGATTATGAAAAGGTTCAAACAATGACCTATATGTTTTTATTGGAAAAGAACAATTCGCGTTTAGTAGAAACATTGAAAAATAGTGGAGATACACAAATGAATGTTATTGAAGTAGCCTGGGATAGTGATTTTTGGGAAAATGAAATTATTGATAAATTAAAATCATTTTCTAAGGAGTTTGAAAAATTAATGAATAGTTCTAAAAAAAAACTTAAATTCCTTGAAGAAACATTAGAATAAATACATTTTATCATTTTATCATTTTATCATTTATTATTAATTGGCAAATTGTTTACCTGCCATACCTGCTGCTATTTTGAGTATATTATAACTAACAGCATATAATGTGAAATCATAACTGTATTTACTATCGGGTATTTCGTGTATTCCGGTTTGAAGACCTAAATCAATATTGATTTGTGGGTTATCAAGACGTGAAAAATTACAAGCACCTGAAGGTTGGAATTCATTTGGATTCAACGAGAAACTATAAACATGAATACCGTCTTTTGGATTAGTTTTATGGAAATTATATGGATGTTGATAATTGTAGTATTGGTGGTCTCTAGAACGTTGTCGTACACTTCCATTAAATAATATTTCTATTTCATTTATTATATTTTTTCTAAAGTATTTCATATCAAAGAACTTGGTATTATCCGTTCTTTCAGTTGTAAAATTTTTATTATAAAATATTTTATCATTTGTTGATTTATCTATTGTGCTTCTAAGGTATTCATTGTATTCATAACTATATGGAGCGTGATATTCATTAGTCCAATTTGTATAATTATTCCATTGATTTATATTTTTCATATCGGTTCTTTGACCAATAACAATCAGTTCTTTGACAGGATGATTGAAAGCCATATCATGACGTTCTGTTTCGGTGACGTTGCTTTTAGTTCTTGTTTGAACTTCCTGGATTAAATAACTATGGGCACTTTCAGCAAATCGTTTTCTCTCATCATTATCGAGGAATATATAGGTCGCTTCGAAATAATAGTTTAATTTGAATTCAGTTGTACTTAATAGATTAGCTATAATATCTGTAGTTGTTTTACGGCGATTTATACTTACTAATGTAGGTCCATTCGTGGGTGTTTCTGATAATTTTTCATTAATTGTAAACAAATCTGGTATTTTTCTTAGTGTAACTTCTACTGAAGTCTCGTGATATTGTAATGCCACTAAAGGCAATGCCATTCCCGATTCTTGATTGAAGAAGAATTTCAATGGTACTTTTATTTTTCTTTTCGGTATACTGGGTATTAAACTGGTTTCACTTCCAGAAAATTCGCTGTTTTTAGTAACACTTGAATTACACATTTCGGTAGTTTCACTGAATTGTCTTTGAGAAGTATTATTAATGTAGCGAGTATGAGGATAATCTGAATTTATTATAAAAAATGCAGGTTCGACGTCGGCTGATATAGTTGCCCCTTTGCCTTTTCCAAGTATATCAATATACATTTTTTCTCCATCAACATAATTGTGACCTGGATCTTCAATATTAATATAACTCAATTCAGTTTCATTTTTTTTAATTGATACTTTCATATTGTAGCCATTTGATCTGTATATTTTGTAACTTAAACCGGTACTTGGCGCTTCGGCGAAAGCATCTACAGTTGCGATATTGGTGGTAGCATCATAATTTAGTATTTTTCTTACTAATGGATAAATTTTATAGTTGTCACCTAAATTAACATTATTATTAGAAAAACTAACAGAAGTATGAACGGTTTTACCAGCGGTATATGAAGATATGTGTCTTTGTTCTCCATTTATTTCAATAATCATATTATTATATAAATCTTCTGTGGTGGTTGCCTTATCGTCTAAAGTAAATTCACCATCATCGGTTTTAGCAGTAATTTGTCCTATAATTTCTGTTCCTAATTCAATATAACAATCTGTAAAAAAATGGTCGGTACTTGCGTCTTTTTCATCTTCGTGTAAAGTTAATGTAGTTTTAGTTGATTCGTTAGGTTCAAGGACTGTTTCAGTATTAATTGGATAACTATAACAATTATATAAATTATTTCCATTTATATCGGATAATGATCCTAATGTAGAGCTATCAATTACAGGAACTATCTTATTGGTTCCTAATGATGGGTTATATAATTCAGGTAGATGACCTATTAATTTATTGTGAATATGTTTTTGTGTTTCGTTATGTCTTAATTCAGAATGTATAGTCATATAATTGCTATCTTGTTTATCAATTTCAGTATTTCCTATAATCAATCGTGATTCGTGTATTACATTATGCCCTATATTTTCAACCCATTTAAATTCATATGGAATATGGTTTTCATCAGCTCCAGAATAAATATTGGGTAATTCAAAATTGAAGTAGATATTACTTACCATATCCGCATTACGTTTTATGATACACGAAATGACATTATTATTGGTTTGTGAAATATCATTTCCGGTGTGGTCGAGTTTAATCGTTTCCATACTAAAATTAGTGTGTCTTCTAAAAACAACTTTAAAGTGTGAAATTTGTGGATTACCTACCAATATATGGTCTTGAGCACCTTTGGCTAATAATTGTAATAATCCGCCTCCCATTTAATAAAATCAAATATAATAAAATTGAAATTACTTACTTAAATCATTTTAAGCATATAAAACAATCATGAATTTTAATAAAGATCAAGAAGCATCTATTGAGCAAATACACAAATTTCTTAGTCCATTAAACCCAGAACAATTGTTTCTATTGAATGGTGCTGCTGGAACTGGAAAAACATATGTGATTAGTCATTTATTTAATGAAGAAAAATTTAAATTAAAGAGAATTGCCTTTACTGCACCGACAAATAAAGCGGTTAGTATCATACGACTTTTGAATCCGATTGTTAGTAAGAATGTAAGCTATATAACTACACATAAATTACTTGGAATTACGCGTCAAATTGATGATGATGGTTCGATTAATTTTATAGAAAATGAAACACCATCTCAATCAAATGGAGACACATTGGAAAAGGTAGATTATGTTATTATAGATGAAGCTTCTATGGTTTCGCAATCTATTTATGAAACATTATTAAAAAAACTTAAAATAACAAAAAATCCAGTAAAAGTTATATTTGTTGGTGATATTCATCAATTACCACCTGTTAATGAAGAAATTAGTAGTGTGTTTTCAAAGGTGAAAACGAAATCTAATCTAAAAATTATTGAGCGCTATAAAAATAGTATAGTGACCTATGCTAATTCTATACGAAATAATATTCGTATTAAGAAATCGCAATTGGAAGAAGATGTATCGTTTATAAAAGACGAAAAAGTATGGTTGGATGATTATATTAAGAATTACCAAGATTCCATTATATTAGCCTATACAAATAAGAAAGTAGAAAGTATGAATGATAAAATTAGGAATACGTTATTTGATAATGTAAGTCAGAAATTTAACACAAATGAAAAAATAGTGTTTAACAATTATTATTATTACGACAATAATAGCTTTTATAGTTCTCAAATAGGTATTATTACGAATTTAGTAACGAATCATTTGGAACTTGAACAATTTCCAAAACGCCACCTTATGAATTCTAAAATTAGTACGAACAATAATGATGATAATTTATTAACAAAAACTAAAAAATTAGAAGAACCGTGTCCGATATGTTATGAAGAAGATATCGACGATTGTTCAAAAACGGATTGTGGTCATAAGTTTTGTTCTACGTGTATAAAATTATGGCTTGAAAATCACAATCAATGTCCTATGTGTAGATACACGATAAAGACAAATGGAGAAATAGATATAAAAAATGACACACATTTAACATCACTGGTAAATGATTTTTGCGCTTTGACTCAAAATACATTATTGAAAGTGTATCATTTGACTATTGATATAGAAAATGAAAGTAATCGGGATATAATAGTTCTTCACGAGGATAGTCAAGAAGAATATGATGCTCTAAAGAATAAATTTATTGATATTTTGAGTAGAATGAAAAAAAGTGTATATAAACGCTCGCGAAACTATTTCAATAAACAATTAATGATTAGTTTATGGAATTTCTACTATGATAAATATGTTGATATATTTGCGAATATAAGTTATGGATATGCGATGACGGTTCATAAATCACAAGGATCAACCTATAAAAACGTATATTTACATTTGAAAAATATAATGATAAATAAACAAGAACTAAAACAATGTATCTATACTGGTGTTACGCGAGCATCAAATAGCATTAAAGTTATGACTTAGTCTCAATAAGCCAATAAATAATATTTTTTTCGCCTATAAATAATATTTTTTTTTCGCCAATATTATTTAAGCCTATAAAAAATTAATTAATTATAATAATATAATATGGGGAATTGCTTGAAAGCAACAATTGGAATTGAATCATTTCCATTAATTGAAAATAGTGATACAATAATGCATAATATCGAAGTAAATAAAGAAATAATAGACAGATTACAAACTCGTATTAATGAATTGGAAGAAAATACCAATAACAATTTGAAACATATATCCGAAGATATAATATATTTAAATCAGAAAGTTGATCATAATTCGTTAAGCCACCAATCATCATCTAAGTATGGTGGAAGTTCGCCTGTATCTATGCAAGATGAACCAGATGGACCATTTTTGACAAGTTTGCCAATCTCATCATATGATAGTGCGCGGCGATGATATTGAACTTTACTTAAATAACCGTCGAACCCACCAAACAAATTCAACCATAATTCGCCGAAATTTTGTCTTGGAATACTGGAGAGAGTGTGGCGTTTTTTCAACATACCATTGATAAAACATTCTACTACACGTTGTTTAACTGTTAATGTTACACAAATCCATTTTTTTAATGGCATATTGTCAATATCGAAATATTCTTTCATATTTTTCATTGTATTAAAGTAAACTCTCATTGAGTTTTTATTTGGGTGTAGCCAAAAACCAGGACACATATTTGGGGTTCCTTCTTTGTTGCCCTTGTGTAAAATATGTTTCCATTCATTTGTTTTGTATTCATAGTTATCGATTAGCATCCAATAAGTATAAGTAAATTCTATTCCTTCGTCTTCATTATCTGAACGATATAAAATAACAGTTTCAGGGTCTTCTGGATTTTGTGGAATTACCATAGAACTACGAGCACTTTTGTTTTTTTTTAGTATCATGGGTGATTCGGTTTTTTGCGATGAAAAGAAATCATACGCCTTTTTGACACACAAACATAACAATATGGTTCCAGTTCCAAAAAATATTGTACTAACTATATTTAATACCATATTATTGGCATTTGGGTTTGGGTTTTTTAATAATGCTGGTAATACTACTTCGCCACTTATGAAAACAACAATAGCGATTATTAAATACATCATTGCTAATTGAATATGGCCTGAAAGTGCTAATGATAAGTTTACAGCTAAGAATATGGCTAATATAATTATTAGTGCCGTTGTAATTTTGATTATATTAGATACTAAATCACTTGATTCCAAATAAATTTCCTTTAATTTTCCAACAAATCCTACTGATTTAACAGCTGCTGGTTTATTATTATTCACCTTAGGAGCTGGTTTATTATTCGCTGCTGGCACAGGTTTATTATTATTCACCTTAGGAGTTGGTTTATTGTTATTCACTGCTGGTTTATTATTATTATTATTGTTATTCACTGCTGGTTTATTATTATTATTATTGTTATTCACTGCTGGTTTATTATTATTATTATTGTCAATAGGTCCTTGTGATTCTAATTTAGGAAAATTGGTCCTGGCATTTGTTACAGATTTATTTGAAGCAACGTTGTTTCTTTTTGGGTTTCCACTCTCAACTAATTTATTAACTTCATTTTTTTTGGAGTTAGTCATTTAAATAATAAAAATAAAATAATTTATAAGCTTGGTCCATTTTTATAAAATTTTCCGATTTCATTTAGAGATAACGAGGAATTGCTAAAACGAACGCTTGAAATAAAACCATTAAACCCTCCATTAGGAGTTATATCCATAGAACCGATATTTGGTTTAGGATATCCATTTATTATACAGGTTTTGGATAATTTTCCATCCATGAATATATCCATAACTTTATTGTTTAATGACAAGTTTATATTTACCCATCTTTGTAAAGGTATATCCTTAACTTCACATACATTTATGAGGCTGGAATCTTCTTCTTCGCCGTCTATATCATTTAAATTATCTTCGACATTAATTAGAACTTTCAATGAATTAGTATTAGATGAAAGCATGACGTTAGGATTATTATTTCTATTTAAAATGACTTTATCATCATTGTATCTATATGTATAATCATTTATATAAACCCAAAAGTTAAGATTATATTCGTTCCCTTGTGAAGACGAAGGAATAGCGCCTTGATTGACGCGTTTTGCTATTTTAGCATCGTGAATAAATGGTAAAAAATCCCGAGTGACATTTCCGCGGACACTATACGATTGAAAGTAATAGTATAAGCCTATAATTATAGCTACTACTAATATTATCATAACTCCTGATACAATTAATTCGGATGTTCCTCCACCTTTCATTGATTTATTCGATTTCATTTATATAATATAAGTTAATATTTTATGTTTGGTAATTTACTATTTGATGAATTAAAAACATCCACCATTGGTTCTTCTTTAAGAGCGTCGTTGTAATATCTGACATTTGCTATATAACCATTGAAGTTATTTTGTTTTTCTCCTAAATATACATTTCTATTAAAAATATAAGGAACGTGTGGTAATTTAGCGCTAGTGAACCTTTTATTATCTACATAAACATCAACGTATAGGTTGTCTACAACAACGCCTATAAATGTCCATTTTTGATTTGGAAGTTCGGTTAAATTAATATCATAATAATTGATCATATCTAGTTTATCTTTATAAGCAACTTGAACGATTAAATTATGGTCCATTGGATTGTAGTAAATATTAGGAGATCCAAATCTATATAAAATGGGTTTATTGTAATTGACATTTTCATACCACTGTGAATTCTCGGGTATATTTTGGATATTTATCCACATTGTATAACTATATTTATTACCTGTTTTGGATAAAGGTAATTTGGTATTACTTATATAGCTATTAAAATCATCTTTGAATAAATATGAACCACAAAGAATGTTTGTATATTTTTTAGAAAAAAAAGTATAATACGTGACTGCTGTAATTATAACTAATAATATAATAATACCAGCAATTATGCTTGCTAACATAATAGTATTCATTAATAATAGATAAGAAAAATATTATTAAGAAAATATAAGAAAAGATTATTTATTTATTTTAATTGATTATATATTTTTTTTACCTTCTTGGGATTATGTGATTTAGGAATATATGCGAAGTTTATTAATTTCCCACTATATGTTTTATGATAGTTGAAATACATATCTCCCATATTTAATAGCACTTCGCCCCTTAATCCACACGTTTTTATTAGCGAACCATTCTTGTAAATACTTAATGTTTGACCATCCAATACAATAGTATAGTAATTAAGTGTATTGGGTTCTATATTATCAATATCACAAACTTCGATAGTTTCTTTATAAGCATTTGCTTTCAATGATTTCTTAATAGTGTCATATAAAGGATAATCTAAAGGTTTATGGTCATATTTGATTAATGTCGAAACAGTAATACGCATCATATTTTTATCTGGATGTAGCCATGCACCGATTGTTTGTTTGGGTAAATCTTGTTCTACATTATACCAATATTTGTAATCAAATGTCGATGTTTTGTTTGTGCCTTTATGAAATAAGTGTTTCCATCTTAAATGGTTCATATAGAAATTCTTCACAAGTAATCCAAAATGTATGGTCATACTATTGTTTACTTTGGGTTGAACTATTGAACTATTGGGTGTAATGCTTGATTGGGCTGATTCTACTGTGTTCATAAAGAAACCATTACCTATAATATTATTTTGTTTATTATTTATAACATAGTAAGAAGAACTTGTAATAATAACTATCAATAATAGTACTATGATACTTATATATATCTTATTCATTTAATTATACATTATTTTTTTTTTTGAAGTAAATAAGAAATAAAATACCGATTATTAGGGCATTCATTACAAAAAGTATGGCGTAATTCCAATTAAAAATATTTTTGGGTTGTTTAGGTTGTTCTGTTGGTGCTGTACATTTATTAGCATTTATGGTACACTTTTGACTAAAAATCTTAGAATAGTGGTCCATCATTTGGTCAAAAGACCAAGGTGTTTTATTGAGAGATTCGTTTACTTTATTATGTAGTTGCCATACCCATTTTATTAAATCCTCGCGACTATCTAGGTGATTATCGACCGGGTCTTTAGAGAAATGTTCGCTATAATGTTGTTTACATACTTCACACATAATCATATCTTTATAAAGCTTAAACCAAGCAATATGATTTTCTTTATCGTTTTGTGTCGGATTTTCCGGATAGTTGAACGAAATCGCGTGACTAATAAACCATAGTTTCGGCCCCCATATTTTTGGATCCATATTATTATATATATACAAACGAAAAAAAGATTTAAAACAACGTAAATAGTGAATTTAGAATGAAAGAATATTATTGTGCCAATTGTGGTAAAACAGGTCATGTTTATAAGAACTGTTTATATCCAATTATAAGTTTAGGTATAATACTATTCAAAAAAAATGAGAATAATCAAATAGAGTATTTGATGGTTCAAAGAAAAGATACTTTAGGTTTTGTTGAATTTATGAGGGGTAAATACAATATAGAAAATATAGACTATATAGAAAAACTAATATCTATAATGACATATGATGAAAGGCAAAAAATTATAGAAAATGATTTCGATGATTTGTGGAATGAATTATGGATGGATAAAACTAAGAAGCAGTATTTCAATGAATATGAAAATTCTAAAAAAAAATTCTATAGTTTAAAAATGGGATTTATCCATAAAGAAACGTTTGTAGATATTCACGAACTTAATAAAAGGACTAATTTATTATATTATAGTCCTGAATGGGGTTTTCCTAAAGGGCGCCGTAATTTACACGAAACAGACCTAGAATGTGCTAATCGTGAATTCAAAGAGGAAACCGGATTAAAAGATGGGGATTATGTTATTGTTAGTGATAAATATTATTGTGAAACATTTTTTGGGACCAATAATATTCGATACAAACATATTTATTACTTGGCTACTTTGAATGATGATGTAGAATTAGATCTTAAGGTGGATGAAAGCAATGTGGACCAAGTAACTGAGATTAGTAATATATCTTGGTTTGAATATAAGAGTGGCTTAAATATAATAAGACCATATAATCTCGAAAAAAGGGAAATTTTAACAATTGTAAATAAAGTAATTGGAAAAACTTATAATATTTAATAATTTTTTTTATATATTTTTTATTTAAATGTCAAAGAAAAAAATAAGAATTTCTAAGGCTCTATTAGAAAAGGAAGAATCTAAAAAATTGCTTGAGTATATGGATGAAATTAAAGATTATACTGACGATGAAATTTTCAACTTTTCACAAGCAATCTATGAAAAAAAGAAAATAGACCAAGAAAATACTATTAAACTAAAGTCAATGAAAAAACATATATCAGAAAAACCCAACGAACCTATGGTAAATACATATCCATTATTGAGCAATAAAGAATTTGGCAAAAAGATTTTTGAAAAGAAAGAGTTCTATATTGATAAAATACCACCAATAGATAATAGTGAAACTATAGATAAATTAACTAAAAAGTTATGTAAATTTAAACTTTCACCTAACCAGAAATTCTTAAAGAAATACTTATCCGAAAATACTAACTATAATGGTATACTCCTATATCACGGAACAGGTGTCGGGAAAACGTGTAGTAGTATTTCTATTGCCGAACAATTCATAGAACGATTACATAAATTAAATAAGAAAGTCATAATATTACTTAATCCAAGTATAAAGGCCAACTTTATAAAGAATATATTTAATATTGAGCGGGTAAAACAGGGAGATCCCATATCGCAATGTACTCGTGATAAGTATTTGAAACTTCTAAATATTGATATTAAAACATTAAAAACACCGGAAGATTATGAGCGTGTTAATAAAAGAATTAAACGTCTTATTAAAAACACCTATTCTTTTTATGGTTATCAGGAATTTGCCAATACTATTGAAAAAATGGAAAATGTAGAAACACCAGGTCTTTCACAAGACTATAAAAATAAACTCGTACATAAACGTTATCAAAAGATGTTTTCTAATACGGTAATGATAATTGATGAAGCACATAATGTAAAAGAAAATTCTTCCAAGGATATGAAGGTTTTACCACCCATTATCAAACGTGTTCTCCAGAATTCAATTAATATGAAACTAGTATTACTAACCGCTACACCGATGTATGATAAACCATCTGAAATAGTGTTTTTACTTAATTTACTTCTAATGAATGATAAAAGAGAAGAAATTAAAACCAATGACATTTTTGATAAAAATGATAATCTAAAATTTTCTGGACAACAAAAATTATATGAATATTCTAGAGGTTATATATCTTATTTAAGAGGCGAGCACCCTATTAAATTCCCTAAAAAATTGTTTCCAAGTATTTACAACGACACATTATTAATTAGTAAATATCCAACCAAGGATGTAAACGGCGATGATATAATAGACCCTATTCAAACTCTAGATATTTTAGGTTGTAATATGAAAGGAATACAATTGGAAACATATAGGAAATTACAATTAAAATCAGAAGAACAAGACTTCGGTCCATTTAATTTAAATGGTATGATGATTTCTAACATTGTTTATCCTAACTCAAAGGAAACTGCTAATATTTTAGAGAAAACTAGTAAGAAGGGTTTTGATACTATTTTCAGTAAAAAGAAGAAGAAATATGTGTTTAATAATCCTGAAAATTCCAATATGTTTGATTTAGCTGTATTTAAAAATTATTCGGCAAAATTGGCAACAATAATAGATAATATTAAAAATAGTGAAGGCATAATTTTCATATATTCACAGTTTATTTATGCTGGAATTATGCCATTAGCATTGGCACTTGAAAAAAATGGTTATAACAATTTCAATGAAAATCTTTTAGAAAATGTTGAAAATAGTAATAAAAAATATTTATTGATAACTGGGGATAATGAATTGTCATTTAATGCTTATGAGAAATATCTTAAAATAGAAAGTGAAAATATGAATGGTGAGAAGGTGAAGGTAATTATAGGTAGTTCATCAGCAGCAGAAGGATTGGATTTCAAGTATATACGAGAAGTTCATATATTAGAACCTTGGCATCATTTAAATAAATTGGATCAAGTTGTTGGAAGGGCAATAAGAAATTGTTCACATATAAGTTTGCCATTGGAGAAACGGAATGTATTAGTTTATTATTATGCGTCAATGAATCCGGATAGTTCTAATGAAACTATTGATTTGAAACTCTATAGAACAGCCGAGGAAAAATCACGTAAAATTGCCAAGGTAACATATGTATTGAAAAAGAATGCTGTGGATTGTAATCTAAATAAAGAAGAAAATGTGTTTAAAAATGATTTCTACAAAAAGCCAATAAATATTGAGACATCGCGTGGGACTAAACATAGTATTACATTGGAAGATATAGATAAGTCCCGTGAATGTTTATATAGAGATTGTGAATATAAATGTATTAGTGGAAATGATGTTAAACCGTCGAAGTTTGATGAATCAACATACGATTATAATATCATGATTGATTATTATTATGATATATTGGATATGGTAAATAATTTACTTACTAATAATACAACCATTAATGTTAATACAATCAAAAAAGAATTCCTAAAAAATTATGAAGAAGATTATTTAGATTTACTCTATATAACATTAGATAAATTAGTAAAAAATGATGAATATTTGGATAATAAATTCAATGTATTAAGAAAAAAAAACAATATTTACTATAAAATAAACGAATCTAGAAAGGATGTTCCTATGTCTTTTAGTAATCTAAGAATTAAAACAAAGAAAAAACTTCGTGCTTTGGATATTAGCAATACTAAAATTAGTTCAAAATCTCGTGTGTTAAAAACTAAGAAAGTCGCTACAATAAAAAATATAGAAACCGTCCTTAATTCAATATATGAGAATAAAATGTCATTAATTGATTATGATAAGAATTTCAGCGAAGAAAAGAAGATGGAACTTAAATCAATGTATAGTTTATTGAAAGATGACATAATTTATGATTATTGTAAGGATAAATTATCTGTTATTAAACACGCGTTGGAATCGAATGCCCCTAGATATATTAAAATGGTAAATAAGAGTTTATTATATACCAAAAGAGATTTAGATAAAAATCATAGTGATGCCAAGGAAATATATGGTTATAAATTAGTTGAAAATAAAGTTATTAATTATTATACTAAGAATCATAAACTTGTAAATGATGAAGATTTAAGGAAAATAAAGAAAATGCTAATATTGAAGAATGAAAATATAGAAGCACCCAATAAACTAATAGGTTATTTAGAATTGAAGAAAAATGATATATTACTAAAAATAAGAGATACTATTAATCAAGGTTCCAAAGGAACGCAAATTAAAACTGGTAGTGTATGTGGTAATGAAGGTATGAAAAAAGGTAAAATAATAGATTTCCTTCAATATATAACTAATAATAAAGAACTCTATAATGGATTAAGTAGAACTGAATTGCCTGGGAAACCGAATTTATGTTTTGAATTAGAATTACTATTAAGAAAGAATGATATTGAAAGAAAAAATAATGAAAAATGGTTTTATAGTATTACCGAAACTATTGAATTTGAATTAAAAAAAAAATAATTAAATTTGAAACAAAATTAAACATTAAAAATATATTATATTATTAAATTAAAATGGAGCCGTTGTTTTTTACAAACGAGTGTAAAACACAGAAATCTATTCGCCCTCATGAGATGAATAATAACATAAATGAAAATTTAAGGACTAAAATAAAAGTGGAAGTAGAAGGGAAATGTATTCGAGAAGGATATGTAAAACCAGGAAGTGTAGAAATAGTAAATAAAAGTATGGGAACAATGATGATGAACCATTTTAATGGAACTATTCTTTACAATGTTACATACAAATGTGAAGTATGTGATCCTAAAGAAGGTATGATTATTGAATGTAAGGTATTTAATATTAATAAAATGGGTATTGTTGCTTATGGAGCAAATAATGCGTTGAATATATTAGCCGCCAAGCAACATCATATGGAAGATGAAAATTTCTCGAATATTCAAGAAAATGATATTATTCACGTTAAAGTCATTGGTGTGCGTAAAGAATATCAAGACAGCCAAATTTCTATTATTGGTAAATTAGTTTATGATGTAAAAGGCCAAAAAACTGACACAGAAGTAGAAACAGAACCAGAACAAGACACCGAGCCTGTGTCTGTACCAGAAGAAGAACCTGTTAGTAATTATCAAGAAGACTACAAGGAACCAGAACTAGAGATCCAGGCTCAGCCAGAACCAGAACCAGAACCAGAACCAGAACCCGAATCAGCACCAGCATTAAAATATACAAATAAATCCAAAGTAAATAAATTTATGACGATGCATAATGCAGACAATCAATTTGATTATAAAGATACAACATATAAAACTATTGAACATGCGTATCAAGCACAAAAATCAACTGATAGCGTGTATAAAGATTTGTTTAATCCCAATAATACCAATTATATAGGTGACGATGGTGCTTTGGCTAAAAAAACAGGTACCAAAACTAATATGAAGAAACTAAAGGTTAAAATGGTTAGTAAGTTTGAAGAAAATAGTAAGGATATTCTTGAAGATATTACACGCGAATATTTCAAACAAAATGAACAACTTATTAGTAAATTAAAGGCAACAGCACCAAGACCTCTTGAATATTTGTATAATAAAGATTTTGCTAGTATCTTGATGAAACTTAGAAATGAATTGTAATTAATTATTTTTATTTATAATTGTTTTATTTTTATTATTTATTTTTATTATTTATATGTCTGAATTAAAAAAAACATTAAATCTAGTTGATATTTTAGGTGCTGGATATGGTTATATTGTAGGAGCTGGTATTTTTTCTTTATTGCCATTAATAATAAAATATTCAAAAGGTTATTCCTGGTTAGCTTTTGTTATAGGATTAATAATAAGTGTATGTACTTGTTTCAGTTATAGTGTTTTGAATAACGCTTTTCCTGGAAATGAAGGAGAATACAAATATATAAAAGAAGTTTTTAAGGGATGGAATAAAACTGGTGTAGAAATATTTGCTTCTTCAATGTTATATGGACATTTAATTGAAGGTATAGCAATAGGTTCATTTATTGTATTGAGTTTAACAAATTTCGCTAATTTGTATAAAAATAAAATTCCAAATATTATTAAAAATTTAGTCTTTATAGGTATTCCAACATTAATAAATATAACAGGAGGAAAAAGCACGGCGTCATTAAACAATATTATAAACGTATTTATAAATTTAGGATTATTTGCCTTTATTGGTGGGGCATTAATAAAAGGAACTAATTATAATCAACTCCAACTTGTTCCTAAAAATAAAAATGAAATATATGATTTAATTAGAGCGGTATTTATAACAGCGTTACCATTTAATGGTTTTCAATCATTAGTAAACCTAACTGAAGAAGCTAAAAATATTTCAGATATACCTAAGGGTATGGTAGGATCTTTAGGATTGTCTGGCATTGTATATGTATTAATCACTATAGCAACAATCGTATTATTGGGTATTACTAAGAGCAGTAATAGTGTGTCCCCTGTTGCCGAAGGATACAAACAATTATTTGGGACTTTAGGTGAGAATATATTAAATATAATATCAATCTTGAGTGGTTTAACATCATTAATAGTAATATTGTATTCGCGTTCAAGATTAATGATGAAAATGGCTTCAATGAATAAAATTCCGAGTTTATTTGGAAAATTATATAAATCAACACCTATTAATTCGTTAATAGCTTTGTTTATTTCTGGGTTCGCATTGACTTTATTAAAAGGTAATGTTTTAGAACAATTAGTTAATGTATCAAATACAGTGGCATTGTTCATATTTGCTAGTGTTAATGCTACTATGATTTACTATTACTACTCCAAAAAGAAAGAAAATAGAAATGAAAATGAGAAAAAACATATTTTTCCAATATATGCGTTTATTGGATTCATCATAACACTTATATTATTTTTCAAAAGTTTCGAATATTATTTCTAATGATATTACAAGTAATGCCTTATACAAAAAAGAATAACGCTAAAAAATTAAATAGGAAGACACGGTCATTAAAAAAAAATAAAGTAAAGACGATTATTGTTGATCCTAAATATAGTGATGAATATATGAAATCAAAAGAAGGTGAATATTTCGAAGAAAAGGATTATGATACTATAGTTAAAAGTGATTGTGATGTATATAGGAAAACGCCCGAAGGTGAATTGATATTATTATTGAAATATCGTAAAAATGTATTGTCTAAAAATTTAACGGAAAAGGGAATGGCGAATCTCAAAAAAGCCGCTATGAAAACTCACGATAATAGGGGTGCTTCTGCTGGTGTTATAGATTTATCGAAATTACCGAAATACGCGAACGAAATGAAACAATTTGATGATAAAAAAGTAAGTAAATTCCGCATTCAAGGATATAGATCAAAAACAAATGGCGAGTTTATTAATAATAGTTTCGGCAATATTTCTCATAGTAATATTATTGGATTTTTCGATAAACGTGACCGTAATTTGGGATCCACCGCACCACCTTGTAGAACAACTGCGTTTACATCACAACAAGTAGAAAAATGGGATAATGTTGTGCCATTAATACAGAAAATAGACAAACAATTTAAGCGTCTTACTCCAAGGAATTATAATTCACAATATAAACGGGCTCACGAAACAAAGTTTGTCATTCCAGAAACTAGTTTTAGTACAGTAACTATAAATTATAATTGGCAAACAGCTCTCCATAAAGATGCAGGGGATTATAAAGATGGTTTCGGTAATTTGGTTGTAATAGAAGACCCAAACGGGAAATATGATGGTGGTTATACAGGGTTTCCACAATATGGTGTTGCTGTTGATGTAAGAAATGGTGATTTTTTGGCTATGGACGTTCATGAATGGCACGCAAATACTAAACAAATTCCGAAAACAAAAGACTATACACGTTTATCATTGGTGTGTTATTTACGTGAAAATATGTTAAGATGTAAAAATATGTAATATGTAAAATATAATAATATATAATATTTAATATTATTTATTTTACTACTTATTAATTCCTATTGTTTTATAATTTTTAATAAAATTATTTTTAATAATATATATTATTATATGTTTGCTTATTTTTTTAATCCTAGCAGTATAAATAAAGTTATAACAAGACTACCCAACAAAATATTTCTTTTAGAAATAAATTTATATATATATTTGGTATTTTTATGTTTATATTACTTCTTAATACCAACAAGTGAATTGTATTTCGCTAATCAAAAAGAAAATTATGAAGCAGGGCCATTAGACTATCTTTATATGACAACTATTATTCACGGAACCGTTGGTTTAGGTGATATGACTATAAGTTCTAAAAAAGGTAAAGTTTTAAAAATCCTTCACGCATTATGTATAATCATATTTAATCTTACATTTTTCGAATAAAAAATATTGCTTTAAATTATAAAATGATTAATACTGGACAAATTATGCCATTTTTAATGACTTTAGTTATTCAAGGTATTTTCTTGAATTTTGTATTAAAACTAGAAAGAAAACAATGTGAATGTTCAAGAGATATAAGACGCGATATAATTAAACATTATAGTGTAGTTTTAATAGCTCTATCACTTTTAATGATAGTTGTACCTAAAAAATCACCTTTATTAGTAAACTATGTATTACCATTAACAGGATTGTTAAATTTAGTATATATTGGTGTAGTAGTTTCATACGTCCACAATTTAGTAAATAAAAAATGTGAATGTTCTGGAACTTGGGGAAGAGACATAATGTATTATTATAGTTTATTAATATTGGCGGTTATTTTATTATCGTTAGTAACAATGGTAGGTTCATTAATTATTATTAAAGTCTAATATATATATGTATTTCCATATGTTTTTCTTAATGAAATATTACCTTTAATATTTATTTTTTTAACTTCTTCAATTATAAAATCAATATGTTCTTCTTTAGTAAATATATTATCATATTGTTCTTTATTTTCATCGGTGTTGTTATATTTGAAAATTAATTCAAGCAACATATTATTTTCGCTTATCATAAATGTGTTCTCATTTTTACATTTAATTTTATTCAGAATACCTACAAGTTTTTCAACATTCCCAAAATAATTAAATTTACTTCGCATTATTGATGATGATGGCATACTATTGGCCGAA